CCACATGTTCTACATATCAACTCCCTGACTTTGAAAAACTTTTTCCTGAGTTTCAGGAACAGGGTATTGACCAAATTTATTGTTTATCAGTAAATGATGCTTTTGTAATGAACGCATGGGCAAAGGATCAGGGTCTTGAAAATGTAAAAGTTATTCCTGATGGTTCAGGTATTTTTACTGCCGCTATGGACATGGATGTTAAGAAAGATAATCTTGGCTTTGGTATGCGTTCATGGCGTTATGCTGTTATTGTCGGTGAGGAAATGAATGTTGAACAAACATTTATCGAGCCAGGCTTTGGTAGTAATATTTCCGATGACCCTTATGGTGTTTCGTCACCACAAAATATTCTTGCATTTTTGAAGGGTGAGGATTGGCAATCAGGGGGTGTTCAACTCTCCCTAAACTTGGAAGAAGGTGTTGACTCCAAAGTTAAAATGGGTTAATATCTACTTTTATATTATGTATGAGGTGAATTATGGCTGACACAGAGTTTCTGTGGGTCGAAAAGTATCGTCCGAAAACACTTGATGAGTGTATTCTTCCTGAGGCGACTGTTGATGTTTTCAAAAAGTTTGTAGCATCTGGTGAGATTCCTAACATGTTATTATGTGGAACCGCTGGCACAGGTAAAACTACTGTTGCCCGCGCACTGTGTACTGAACTAGGATGTGATTACATTGTCATTAATGGTTCCGAAGAGTCTGGTATTGATGTCCTGAGAACTAAGATAAAGAACTTTGCCAGCACTGTATCTTTTGAAGGCAAGCCTAAGGTTGTTATTCTTGACGAGGCAGATTATCTAAATCCTAATTCTACACAACCTGCACTGAGGGCTTTCATTGAGGAGTTCTCTAAAAACTGTAGGTTTATTTTCACTTGTAATTTTAAGAATCGTATCATTGCTCCATTGCATAGTCGAACTACTGTGGTGGACTTTAAGTTAGTGAATGGTCAGAAGAAAAAGATGGCTACAAAATTTCACAGACGCATGATGGAGATTTTACAAGATGAAGGTGTAGAATACAATAACAAAGTCCTTGCAGAACTATTGATGAAACACTTTCCTGATTATAGGCGTGTTCTAAATGAATTGCAACGATACAGCGTTGGTGGGGTTATTGATGAAGGCATACTTAGTAACTTGTCAGAGATCAATACAAAGGCCCTTATTGATGCTCTGCGTGACAAAGACTGGAAGAAGATGCGTCAATGGGTTGCATCTAACGTAGATAGTGACCCTCAGGCTGTGTATCGTAAGGTATATGATACACTGATAGACAAAGTAAAACAGGTCCCTCAACTTGTTCTCTTGGTTGCTGATTATCAATACAAAGCGGCTTTTGTTGCAGATCAAGAGATTAATCTGACGGCTTGCCTCACTGAAATTATGGCGAACATTGAGTTCAAAGAATGAGTGGCTTCCTAGAAGAACTAGGTCCTCCTAAAGAAGAACATACTGAGGAAGACTTTAAGGAAAAGAAAAAAGCTATAAGTCCGTTTGACTTTGCTAACAGCATCTACTACACAAAAGAATCTCTTATTGTAGATGACTGGTCTGAAAAACAATACAATCCTTTTATTGTAAACAAGGCTATGAGTTATGGTCCCGACACAGTAATCGCGGCTAATGAAATGAACTCTCGTCCACACATTGCAAACAAAATGCAATATGATTTCCTAATTAATCTCGTCCGAAAAAAGAAGCGTTTTAATAAATGGCTAAAGCCTGAAAAGGAAGAGAACATCGAGATCGTAAAAGAATATTTTGGCTATGGAAATACAAAGGCACAAGAAGCATTACGCATTTTGTCACAGGATGACTTGGAAAGTATTAAGCAAAGGCTAAACAAGGGCGGCAAAAAATAGCATCTTATAAATAATTATTAGAATTACATTATAAGAGCAATAATATGAGTGTCGATTTCTTCAATATTGATTATCCTGGTTATGCCCCATTGGAAATCAAACTAAAAAATTCAGATGACTTTCTCAAGATAAGAGAAACCCTTTCACGCATCGGCGTGGCTTCTCGTAAAGAAAAAGTCCTTTATCAATCCTGCCATATTCTACACAAACAAGGTAGATATTTTATCACACACTTTAAAGAACTTTTTGCCCTTGACGGCAAGGATGCTGACTTTGAAGACGCTGACCTTGAGCGTAGAAATACAATCGCTAAACTTCTTTCGGACTGGGGCCTGTTAGAAATCATGAGCCAAGAAATACATGAGAATCACGCCCCAATGAGCCACATAAAAATTATCTCATACAAGGAAAAATGCGATTGGGAACTGGTTACCAAATATAATATTGGTAGAAAAAAATAACCAAAAAGCCTTGACTTTTTCAAAAAAGTAACTATATATAATGTAGCGATGCCTGATGGGTCGCTATAATTTAACTCGCTTATTTAAGGAGATGAACATGGTTGTTCGCAAATTTAAAGCACGCGATCTGTCTGAGATCGCAAATTCAGTTTCCCCTTTCACTGTTGGTTTTGACCGAGTATTTGATAACTTAAATACGGTAGCTGAACTCTCAAACAATTATCCGCCTTACAATATTATAGACAACGACAGCGGCAAATATACAATTGAGTTTGCCGCCGCTGGATTTACTAACGAGGAACTTTCACTTGTTCAGGTTCCAGAGGGAAATAAACTTGTTGTTCAAGGTATGCAAGGTAAATCGGATGAACGAAAATTCTTACATCAGGGTATTGGTGCAAGGAACTTTACAAAAACTTTCGCCCTCAATCAAGATGTTCAAGTGACAGGTGCGGAGTTCGTGCAAGGCATGTTGAAGATTTATCTCGAACATATTGTCCCAGAAGAACGCAAGCCAAGAGAAATTAAAATTAATGAAATTGGTGATGATGACAAACAGTTCCTACAGGACTAGTATAAATAAGGGGGAGCCACAAAGGCTCCCCTAAATTATAAGGACTAATTATGACACAAATTGTGAAACTATCCTCAGGTGAGGAAATCATTGGCGAAGTTACTGATGTGGAAGTTGAAGGTCGCACCTTCATTGAAATTAAAACTCCAGCAGTAATTATGCTTATCCCAGATCAAAACAATGAACAAAAATTTGGTATCGGTCTTGCACCCTACGCACCATATGCAGATGGAGGCAAGGTTCAAATCATGCCTGGGCATATAGTTGCTTTGATGAAACCTACTGCTAGTTTGTTGAATGAATATAATGCCGCATATGGCTCAGGAGTTGTTGTTCCTGAAAAACCTAAGTTGGTGACTTAATGTCTACATTACTTTGCAACCTACCTAACAATAAAGTTTATGTCCGTAAGGAGTATCTTATGGACCATAAAGAAGGACATGGTGAGTTTGTAGAAGGACATTGGGTAACATGTAAATCATTACCAGGGCGGGCGTTCTATTTTGAAACATACCTGCCTGAGTATGGTGCATTGTTTGACAAGTTGCCTATCAGTGCTTTTGTGTCAGAGCCTAAGACACCCGAACCAGATTTGCCTCTCAATGATTTGCAATTCTGGAACGCAATGGACTATGGTGTAACGGCTATCTACAAACAATTTATTGGCAGTATGGACTTTGAAATTTTTACACGAAGTCATCAGATTATCAAAGGCACATATTGTTTTACGTTAGATAATTATCACGCTCAATCAGACGAACCGGACTATAGCACTGCCGAGGTGCCAGAGGAACATAAGTCCTTCAACATAATTGAATTAGATAATGGTCAGTATGCGGCATATCCTAATAATCGTATGCGTGTTTATGATAATTCATTGACACCCCCTGAACCTAAAATGCCTGACTTCAAAGTTTCTACAGAATTTTATCAAGTAGAAAATGGTTATGAATATCGCTTAGGTGACCAGGATGATTACTTTTGGCGTATTAAGGATTGACATTTCCTTTATTATCTAGTATAACTAGATTATGAAACAAAACTTCTACACATGGGCCTGGCAATATGGTAACAAGATCCTATTGCGAGGCGTTCGAGATGGTAAGCGGTTCAATTCGCGCCATGATTTTCAACCTACATTGTATGTTCGCTCTGCGGATGAAACAGGCTTTAAGGGACTCTATGACGAGAACTTGAAGCCTGTTGTTTTTGATTCCAACTCTGACTGCAAAGACTTTATGGAAAAGTATGATGGGATTGAAAACTATCCTATCTATGGTCAGACAGATTTGACTTATCAGTTTTTGTCCTCACAATATCCTGGTGAGATTGACTTTGACATTAGCCAACTTTCCATTTGGTCTATAGATATCGAGACAACCGCAGAAGGCGGGTTTCCGAATGTGGATAACCCTGTGGAAAAAATACTTCTTATTACAGTAATGAACAATTACACTAAGGAGATTAAAACGTGGGGTGAGGGTAACTGGTCTCCAGGTGAGGAGACAAAGGATCTTGATGTAGATTATACGCCGTGTGAAGATGAAAAAGAACTCCTAACAAAGTTTGGCACATGGTGGTGTAATGAATATCCTGACATTATCACAGGTTGGAACCTAGAACTTTTCGATATTCCTTATCTTGTCTCCCGTATGGACAGGCTGTTTGGTAATGATGCAAAAAATGCCTTGAGTCCTTTCAATATGACAAGACGTCGTGCTATTCGTTTGAATAACAAAGAGGTCACAACATATGACATCAAAGGCGTCTCACAATTAGACTATTTGGATCTATACAAAAAGTTTACTTACACAGCACAAGAGTCCTACAAACTTGATTACATCGCTGAGGTCGAACTAGGTAAGAACAAACTTGAAAGTGGCTTTGACACATTTAAGGAGTTCTATGAAAATGATTGGAATCGCTTTATTGATTACAACATTATTGATACTAAACTTGTTGACGAGCTCGAGGATAAAATGAAACTCATTGAGCTCATTGCTACAATGACATATGATGCCAAGGCAAACTTTAAGGATATTTTCTCCTCGGTTAGAACATGGGACTGTTTGTTGTATAATCACTTGCTGGACAAAGGCATTATGATTCCTCAACGTAAAAGTGCCGAGGGCAGACGTATTGAAGGTGCCTTTGTGCAGGAACCTAAGCCTGGTAAGTATGATTGGGTTATGTCATTTGATGCTACGTCTCTGTATCCGTCAATCATTATGCAATACAACATGTCCCCTGAAATGATATTGCCTGGTATGGTTGACTGCACTGTTGAGGGTATGTTGGAACGCCGAGATAAAATGGATGACCAGTATGCAGTGACAGCTAATGGTGCAAGGTTCAGCCGTGACAAACAAGGATTGTTTCCTGAGATTGTGCAGAAGTTTTTTGATGATAGACAACGGTACAAAAAACTTATGATTCAAGCACAAAATGATTATGAAAAAACAAAGGACAAAAAACATCTTAATAATATTGCAAAGTTCAACAACTTTCAGATGGCTCGTAAGATTCAGTTGAACAGTTTGTTTGGTGCGTTGGGTAATGAGTATTTTAGATACTATGATGACCGCATCGCTGAGGGTATTACTATGACAGGTCAGTTTATTATTAGACAGACTGCCAAGGCCCTTGACGACTATCTAAACAAAGTATGTGACACTGAAGGAGAGATGTATTCCTTTTACTCAGACACAGACTCCTGTTATATCACCATGAACAAACTTGTGCAAAAGTTTTTTGCTGATAAAGATTATAACACAATTATTGGTTCGCTTGACAAAATAGGCGAGGATAAAATTGAGCCTGTAATCAATAAGGCAATGGAGTCACTTGCAGAATATACAAATGCCTTTGATAAAAAGATATACTTTAAACGTGAGGCTATTGCTGATAAAGGCATATGGGTCGCCAAGAAGCGTTATGCTTTGAATGTGTATGACAATGAAGGTGTAAGGTATCAAGATCCTAAACTAAAAGTTATGGGACTCGAGATTGTCAGATCATCTACGCCTGCGCCTGTGCGGGAAAGTTTGCGTAGTGCTGTAAGATTATGTTTAACATCTGATGAACAGGCTTTACAGGACTTTGTAGAATCTAACTGGCAGGAGTTTAGACAAATGGAGGTTGAGAAGATTGCATTTCCTCGAGGATGTAATAACTTGCAAAAATATACATCGACTTCTCATATCTATGAAAAGGGAACGCCTATACATGTTCGAGGTGCTCTACTATATAATTATATGTTGGACAAGAACAAAGTCGGGCATAAGTATGAACATGTGCAGGATGGTGACAAAATTAAATTTTTGTATTTGAAAGAGCCTAACACATTGGGTGAAAATACAATTGCTTTTAACTCCAAACTTCCTGTAGAATTTGACTTACACAAATATGTTGACTATGAGACTATTTTTGAAAAGTCTTTTGTTGAGCCCTTGAACACAATAGCAAAAGGTCTTGGTTGGAATACCAGGCCCGTTGCAACACTGGAGGATTTATTCTCGTGAGTCCGGTGACAAAACTAAATTATCCTTTGAACCGTGATAGGTTGCTAGTTTTGGCGGACAGCATAAAGGAAGAAGCCAAACCATATTCTGACCCAAGATATGAAAAAAGTCTTGACACATGGTTAATTTTAAAGTATAGTGATTCTTATATACAACAAATTATGGATGATTTTAATGTTGATGGCAGTTCAAGATTTTATTGGCAGGAGCCCAACTCTGTTTTGCCTATGCACGTTGATAACAATACAACCTGCTCTATAAATTTTGTTCTTACAGACGACCCTGCACCTGTAATTGTTGAGGATACAGAATATACTTATGAACAATGTGTTCTTGACACAACAAAATTACATGGTGTAAATACAGACGATGAAGAAAGAATTATATTGAAAATAAGTATTTTTGATGAGTCCTATGAAGATTTAATTAAACGGATACCCTACACATGCTAGAAGATTATTTTTATGAAAATATTGCCAATCTGACAACAGATTATGAAATGTTTTGTTTGGCACAAGGGGGCGACCAACTATACAGACAAAAAAAGTTTGTTCAATTAAAATCCGCCGCAGAGATAAGACTGCCTAAAGGTGAAATATCATATGACGGTGGTGCATATGGTATTCGTGTATCTGCAATGATGTTTGAAGATGATTTGGAATGGCCTGATTTTTTAAAGGAGACTGCTCAATCTATAAAGGAAAGATATAAAGGTGATGGCGCACAATTTTTGTATGTTCCTTATGGAGAAGAAGTTGCAGTGCATAAAGATGTGCCTAATGTAAGAGAATGTAATGTATCTTTTCCTATTACACGAGATAATGCACCTACAGATTTTTATGAAAGTCCCTACAGCCATAGGCCAATTTATAGCTGTCAGTATAGTAAACCAGTTTTGTTAAATACACAAAAGTATCATGGCATCAAAGCCATAAATAAAGATAGGATTGTTTTTCAAATATCATATCAAAGACCTTACGAGGAAGTAAGAGAAATGCTTCTTGATATTCACGATCCTAGAAAATGTATAGGAGTAAATTATGAGCTTAATTGACAAACTAAAAAAGAACTCTACGATTAAAGAATCGGCAGTTCTTACAAAATCCAAATTTTTCGGCACAAAGGATTTAATTCAAACATCTGTCCCTGCTTTAAATGTAGCATTGTCAGGTCGTTTGGATGGTGGTCTTACGCCTGGACTGACAGTATTTGCAGGGCCGTCAAAGCACTTTAAAACAGCCTTTGCAATGCTACTTGCTAAGTCTTACTTAGATAAGTTTGATGATGCTGTCGTATTGTTTTACGATTCAGAGTTTGGTGCGCCGCAAGGTTACTTTACAAGTTTCGGTATTGACACTGATAGAGTTGTGCATACACCTATCACTGATATTGAACAACTAAAACATGATGTGATGTCACAGTTGAATGGCATTGAAAGAGGCGATCATGTTATGGTCGTTGTAGATTCAGTAGGTAACTTAGCTTCCAAGAAAGAAGTTGATGATGCACTTGAAGGTAAGTCGGTTGCAGATATGACAAGGGCAAAACAAATGAAGTCCTTGTTCCGTATGATTACACCCCACCTTACAATCAAGGATATTCCTGCTGTTGTTGTTAACCATACTTACAAAGAGATTGGTTTGTTCCCTAAAGATGTTGTATCAGGCGGCACAGGTATTTACTATTCTGCAGATAACATCTTTATTATTGGACGCCAACAGGATAAAGTAGGCACTGAAATTAAAGGCTACAATTTTATTATTAATGTTGAAAAGTCTCGGTATGTTCGTGAGAAGTCTAAGATTCCTGTAGAAGTTTCCTGGGAAGGCGGCATCAGCAAATGGTCAGGGCTGTTGGATATGGCACTTGAATCTGGTCACGTTGTAAAGCCTAGTAATGGCTGGTTCCAAATTAAAACTGATGGTGAGGATGGCAAAAAGTATCGCACAAAAGATACATATAGCAAAGACTTTTGGCTTC